AGCACCTTTAACAAAAACCTCAAAGATACCCCTCCGCTTTTTGATAACATTATTAAAAAGCAGGATGACGTTGTAAAAAAGAATCAAGAGATCATCGACTCCGATAAAGAGTGGGAAGCGCAAGCGATGGCTCGAATCGACAAGGACGTTGATGCGTCACAAAAGGCATTTAAGGAAAAAAGGGCCAATCAACAAGCTCTAGCGAAAGATCAATCTGCTGAAGACGAGCGTGCCGCAAATGAGCGGAAGAAATTTGAGGAAACAAATAAAAAGCAAGCGCAAATGAAGCGCGACGAAATTGATTTGCAGATAAAAATCAATGACGCGATGGCATCTGGTAATACTAAAGAAGTAGATCGCTTGAAAGCAGAGGCGGACTTAGAGAAAAAAATCAAAGAGCTTAGGGATGCTGGGCTTGTTGAAGCAACTGGTGAGGCTGAAAAGTTAGCAAATGAGCTTGCGAGATCTGCCCGCGAAGCCGACCGCGTCAAGAACTCTCTCGCCACCAAGATCGGCGAAGACATTAAAAAACGTCAAGACGCCGAAGCCGTTGACCCAGGCGGCAAGTTGATGAAAAAAGCGCAAGAGCAAATCGCGGCAGGCCGGTATACGTCTGCGGAAACCACAATGCGCCAGCTTAAAGACCGCGAACAGGAAGCTATGATTCGAGGGACGGGCAAGGGCCGCGATACCCGCGCAATAAAAGACATCGCTCGCGACTACAATCTCAGCGGAAGCGAGAAGGAAATTCGCGACCAACTCTACAAAATCCGCACCGAGGGCCAAGGCACAAGCGACAAGGTCAAAAAGGGACTTGAATCAACCCAAAAGCGCATGGGCGAAGGTATGAAAAAGGAAGCCGAAAAGAAGGTCGAAGAAAAGAAGACGCCCATGACACTCGAAAGCATGGTAAAAGCAATTCAAACCGCTGTAGAAAAACTTGAAGTTAAGCTACCACAACCAGTAATGGTTTAAAAAAATGCCACACATTTATCACGGGTCGGATGACCTAATTTTAACAGACGTTCAAAAGCAGGATTTCCCATCCGGCCTTTCGCGCATTGACGCGACATACAAATGCCGCACGACCGAGGCCGACAACCTTGCGCCTTTGCTGGCCGCTGGCAACCGAATGCCAGAATTTCCGGCCTATGTCATCCGCCAGAATCCGACGCGAGAGACAGGGCAGGACGGGTTCACTACATTCAGATCATCCTCGTTTTCTTCAACAGGAACGGGTATTACAACGTCCACGCCTGCCGTTTTCGGGGCGATAATTTCTTCTGTAAACATACCTTTTTCTGTTTTATATTTGAGCGGATCCGCTACAGGCAGCTCTCAGGGTCTGCCTTTCACTGTTTTGTCCGACACGATCACCCGAACTTTTACGCTTACTGCCAATGTCTCTGTAACGACGCTCGCTCTCCCCGCCGAAACTTTGAACTACAAAATAGTCAGTTCAACGGAAGATTTGGACAACATTCTAGGAAGCGGAACATATTCGCAAAAAATATACAACACCACTACACGATCCTTTGTTTTAGTTCCGTTTGACCGGAATAACATTTTTACAAAAGTCACAATAATAAACGTGAACCGCGCAACTTATGGCGGCGTCGACGAGGTTCAATGCACCTGGGGGTATGATTTCGCTAATTCCGGATTGAACTTGGTGCAAACTGCCGGTCCTATCAACCCCTACCTCACCGCATGAACGATTTTCCAGTTGATTTTCAGACCGTAGCAAAGGGGGGTCAACAATTAAGGCCGATCTCGTCTTCCGATCTCATGCGAAATTTCGCTTGGGCGAAATTACAAGCCGATCCGACGCTTGTTGAGGAGGTCAGCTCGATGGGCTTTACCGGATTCAAGCTCAAGATTCCACCCGTACCAAGCGGCGGGACGCACGTCCTCGGCTCGGTGGAAGGCGCGTTGACGTGGATCGCCACCGAGGAATGCCCATGATCCTAGGCAGGACACCAGAAGGGCTGATTAAGATCAAAAAAGACGACCCACTCGGCCTTCGCGCCGTTAATTGCGCGTGTTGTAACCCCTGTGACCTGACGTGTGACTGTAGTCCTTTTTGCGGATTTACACAAATCCAAGTGCAGGACGGAGAGATCTTAGATGGGTGCAACGATGGTGGACTTTTTTGCGATTTATTCTCCTGGGACAAGGTCGGATATGGTTCCGTCAGTTTGGACACCAGCAATATGATTGCAACTTGCAATATTTCTGGATTTGGGTTTGGCTTATTATTTGGAACGACATCACCGTATGGAACCTACTCAAACGGAGTTACAATCGTTGCAGTCTAAGTTAAATCCAGAAATACTTCAAAGATTGATGAAATCTTTAAAGCGTTTTGCTAAGGCAGGAATGCCGAGCGTATCGACAGAAGCACTCACCACCCGCGAAGCAACTTGCCGCGCCTGTCCCGAATGGGACGCCACCGCACTCAACGCCACGGGCCGCTGCCGCAAGTGCGGGTGCAGCACTTGGGCGAAGTTACGCATGGCAACCGAGCGTTGCCCGATAGGCAAATGGGAATCTGTTGACAAAGCCACCAACTAAATGGCACGCGATCTTTTTATTGACACAACCAACCGCCGATTGGCGACGAGCTTGACGAGCTTAACGCCGTCTACAACGCCACGATTCGTAAAGGGCGACAACGGCGCGATCAACTTGTATTTTCTAGAGGCGACAAACAACGTCTCCGCACCGTTCAACGTCATCGACTACACCGGCACAAGCGTAAAATTCGGCGTAGGAAGCCGCACAGGCACGCCAGCATCCGGCACGTTCACATTGTCCTTCGGCGGCCAGACAAGCGGCGCAATCGGATTTAGCGCGACCGCAGGCGCGATATCGTCCGCGCTCAACTCGCTCTCGACGATCACCGCCGCAGGATCGGTATCTGTGGACGGCACGATGGCAACGAACTTCGTCGTTTCTTTTAACAGTGCAGGCACGCAGGGCGCGATCACCGGCAACTTCGCCAGGTTAATTCCAACCACAACCGCGCTCATCGACGAGCGCATTGCAGGAGACGCCACCAATGCCGAAATCCAAGAGCTTCAACTTCGTCTCGCTCCCGCAGTCTACGAGCCAACGTGGACGGATCTCGGCACGGCAATGACCGTCAGCGTGGCGACCACGCTAACCGGATCGACGTTAAACAACGAAATTCAACGCGTGTCATTTTCACGCGCTCCGTATCTCGGAAGCTATCGCTTTACGGTTCCGACATATAACGTCGACATCACAAGCACCGTAACCGACGGCGTATTCATCACGTCAAGCAACCACGGTCTTACACTCGCCCAGCCTGTCGTTCTAACGGGATTCACTGCGCTCACCGGATACACCGCAGGCATCCAGTATTTCGTTCGCTCGATCCCGCAGACCACCGAATTTTTGCTAGGCGTAACGGCAGGGGCCGTCGCGATCACGACAGGCACAGGCACGGTGACGACAGGAAGCATTGCCACAACCGTCCTTCGCCAGACTGATCCGCTCGACGCCAGCACGACAGCAGCGCAACTGCAAACGGCACTCCAAGCACTCGACTCCATCGGCGCAGGAAACGCAACCGTTGTCGGGGTTCAGAATAGTTACTACGACATTAATTTCGGCGGCGACAAGGGCTTCACCGATCTTCCAACACTCCAAGTGCAGAGCGGATTGAGCGCGGCCCCAGGCAAGACCGCCGCAGTCGATTTCAATACGTTCGGCGTTCGCGATCTGTTGCTAAACTCGACTTCGGTCACGACCGAGATCGAGATCGAACTGACTACCGGCGGCGAGCGGAGCACGATCATTCTCCAACAATGCACACTCACGGAAGAACTCATCAGCCAAGGCGGTCTGAGCTAATGGACAGCCACGCTTTCCATACGTTCGTCGGGACGTCCGCACCCGCAACGGCTGTTTTAATCTCGTTCTCCGAGGCCGAGGCTTGGCTTCGCGTTCTCTCTCTCATCCTTGGAATTTGCATCGGTGCGGTATCGCTGTATAAAATGTTGAAAGCAAAAAAACCATGAAAGCACTATTCTCGAAATTGAAAGAACCCTCAACAATTCGCGGCCTCGCCATCATCGGCGGCGTTGCAGGTTTGAGCATGGAACCAGCAAAATGGGACGCAATCGGCGCGGCGGTCGCCGCTGTTATTGGACTTATCGAAATCTTCCGCAAAGAAAAATGAGCGCGAAAACCATCGCGCTGTGGATGATCGTTCTTTCCTTTGCGTTTCTCGGCATGGCGTTTCTCACGTCCTGCGCTGGATTCAATAATCCGGCTTTATGCGTCAAAACGGATTACGGCACTTTTTGCTATGAGTTACCAGAAATACCATCGCTAAAAAAATGACCTTCGACGAACGCAGCGAGATCCAGCTTGCAACGCTCCACCCCGCGATGCAAAAGGCCATGCGTGCCTTTCTAGGCGTTGCAAAGGTCATCTGCGCGAAGGTTGGTTGCGACGTTAAGATCATCAGCGGAACTCGCAGTTACATGGAGCAGGATGCGATCTATGCCAAAGGCCGAACGATCCCAAATACATCGATTGTAACACGGGCCAAGGCTGGATTTTCGTTGCACAATTTCGGGATTTCAGCGGACATCGGCATTTTTCGCGGCAAAGAATATTGCGGAGAG